CATTATTACCCAAATTTTTTCATAATTTTCCTAAAATTGGTGAAGTTGTAAGAGTATTTATCGAGGATTTAAGATATCCCGAACGTGGTAGGTTCTGGACTGGTAGTGTAATTTCTCAACCACATAAAATTGGGTTTGATGGTTTATATACCGCAACGTCAACAACAGACAGAGCATTAACAAATCCATCCAAAGCACCATCAAAATTTCCAGACGCAAAAGACGTGTTTCCTGACAAAGAAGATGTTGCATTATTAGGTAGATATAATACTGATGTTGTTTTAAAAGAAAATAAACTAATAATTAGAACTGGTAAACATAAAAATGATAATATATTAAATTTAAATAAAGATAATCCAGCAACAATTACACAAACATTTGAAGAAATTGATGATGAATATAAAAGTAATACTATTATACAATCAGATAAAATTGCAATCATAACACACAGCGGAAATCCAAGATTTAAAGCAGCTTCATTAGAAAAAGAAGATAGAATTAATATATTTGAAAATGGTCACCCAATTGCAAGAGGAGATGTTTTGGTTAAAGCGTTGAATATAATTAGAAGAGCAATTATTGGTCACATACATGGTTATTCAACATTACCCGCAGATAAAAATAAAATTATTAGTGATCTTGAAAAAATAAATTTTGAAAACATTTTACAAAACGACATTTTAATAAACTAAAAACCCCCAAAAAAAATGGGGGTTAAAATTTTTAAGCAATTCTTTTTTTACATATTAAGAATACATCTCCATGGTTGTATCTCTAGTGAGATTGTGGTTAAACCATCATCTTCATAGGTGTTTTCATTAAAATCAATGTTTGTTATCATACATTGTTCCAAGAAAAATTTTGCAACTTCAATACCAGTTGGGTCAAGTTCCTTTAATATAATATTTTTCTTATATCCAACGGCATATCCCATACGACCAGTTAATGATTCAGCATGTAATCTAACCCACTCCATAAGTTGTTGAGAAGTGGATGGACCAATGGGGTCCAAAAATTCAATATTTAATGATTGCCATTGATATCTACCACTAACATATTGCATTTCATTCATGTATGGTATTTCAACAGAATTAATATCTAATTTTGGTCTATCAAATTTTCTGGTTTTCCACACCTCAATTCCCAATTCACTAGGAAATTCAGCATAAAATCGATTTACTCTTTTGGGTTCATATTCAAATGGAACACCAATCAACATATCACTCATAGTTCATATATTTTTTTTTTATCTATTATTCTTATACATTTACATATAAATACTAAAAATAAAAAAACCCCCAAAAAAAATTGAGGGTTTTTTTTACATAATAAATAATTGTTTTTATACATCTTCAAAAGAAGCACCACTCGGTGTTATTACAAACGTAATTCCAATATATTCAAGTGCTCTTGTTGGTTTTAGATATATTTCACCATATAATTCATTTCTGTCTCTTGTTTCGGGTGTATTTATACTATCATCCATTTTTATGTCAAAGCCATATAACCCTCTTTCTCTTTGTATTGTTTGAAGGGTTGGTATTGCCTTTTCCAAAAACTGATCAATTGTTGTTTGATCATTTTGCTCAAATACTAACCTTACTGAAATATTAGATATTAATTTTTTAATTTGTAATAATAACCTTCTTACATTAATTCTATCTAATGCGGTTTCTTCAATTTGTAGTGTTTTTTGTCCAAAAATTGCTGTACCCGTACCTGCAAAATCAGCCATTGGATTAATTCTGTTTCCATATAAAATTCTTTTTGCATCGGCAGATAATCTATATTTGGATTTTCTAGCATTGGTTACACCTCTTTGTAATCCAGCGGGTGCAAACCATGGGAAACGAACTTTATCTGTAAATGCCATTGCACTAACAACTTCTCCTGTTGGTGGTATGTAAACATTTACATTATTTTCATTGTCCCTTATTTGTATCCATGGAAAATAAGTACAAGAATAACTACTATTAATTCCTAGAGAATCTAATAAACTACTAACATCTCTTGAAGCAAGCACATCATTTTTATCTTTACCAATTGTTTGTGGAATATTAACGTCAGGAGAATCAATAACATATAAAGCATCACCCCTGCTTCTTTCAATCATATTAATGGTTGATTTTACTAATGAACTATTATCACCCCAATTTATTCCAGGCGTTGCAAATAGATTAATAAAAACTTCATCTGGATTATTAAATGAGTTAATGGCAGTTTCCCAAGCCTGATAATCATTTGTTGGTGTTTCATTTGTTTCAACACCATCAAAAATACCACCAACAGCATAACTATCACCAATTGTTCTACTGTTTCTATGAATATCCCAACCATCAAATCCACCTGCAGGTGCTAGTGTGAATTTTCTTGTGTTTAATTCATTGTAATCTGAATCTGGCATTGCAACAGATTGATTAGTAAAATTATCTGTTCCCGTATAAAACACTTCGTTATTGGCATCCTTATCAAAATGAAAACCTTTTGATTTTTCAAAATAATCTAATTCGCCACCAGATCTACCCAAATGATAACCATTATAGTTGAAAATATTTTGATTTATACCATTAGTTGGAAATGTTGTTTCTGAAATACCAAGATAAACTCTATTTACATTTTCATTATTTTCGTAACGTGTTTTATAAAAAACTTTCGGAATTTTTTTGTCAAATTTGTTTAAAAAATAACCCTCAAAACCACACGGATATGAGGTTGGATCAACATTATCATCAATTTCAACCATTATATAATTACTTCTTAAACTATAATCACCGTTTTTAGTACCAATTCTGTTACCAATATAGTTGGTGCTATTTAAATTAAGCGTACATCTTGTAAATGTTTCAAGAATAACAGGGTTTGAATCAGTATCATTAAAATCTCTAACATAAACATCAAATTCACCAGTATTGGGTTTTACATTAAGAATTGAGATTTTAATTTCTTTATTTGCACTATTTCCATCAGAAATTGAATAAAATCTAAATAAATTATCAACATCACCATCGTTCTTTATTTCTGAAACAATCCATGGTGTGTTTGGTGTTTTAAATTGTGTTTTAGTATAATTTTTATGGAAATAATCCGTTACTATATTAATATCATCTTTAATACCATATCCATAATTTTCATCGTCAAGTTTTGCGATCATATCAGGATAAACCGATTCCACAAATAAACCTGTTTTTTTATCTTTCCCACCAACACCCAAAACTTTTGTTATAAAATTAGTTGCATTTGGATTTAAAGATACTTTATATTTTTCATTAAAATCATTTGGACCTGTAGCAACAATTGTGAAATTACCATATAAATCATCTGTTGCAGTGTTTCCACTAATTTCAACAGCATCAACATAATGTGTTGTTTCTGCTGATTCGTCAACACCATCCTCAACAAAACCTCTACTTCTTAAAGTACATAAAACAACATCATTATATTCTCCAAGTTCATCTGTTTTATAAGTTAATTTAGTAATTTCTATTTCATTGTCAGTACCCAATGGTTCGAAACTTGTTACATTATATTTGTATGTTTCTTTAGTAAATTCACTACCATCTTTACTTATTTCAATTTCAACTTCACCCTCATCTTCTTCACTATTAATAGTTATTGTGACATCTATATCTTCAAATGTATATGTGTTTCCATCGAAAGTTTTAGTTTCGGTTGTTCCACTAGCTGAAACATCCCAATTATCATCAGACCCATAACCAGCTTCAAGATTAATTGTCCAAGCGGTTCCAGAATCATAACCAGATAAACCCAAAACTCTAGTTACATATAGATTATCAGATTCATCCAGAAACGAATTTGCAACATATGGTAAATGATATCTTAAATCACCATTTGGATATTTTTCAGGAGATGTACCCCCCATTCTATTTTTAAAAACCGTTTTATCTTTTATTGAAATTGGTTCAAACGCAGGTCCTTTTTGTGTTTCACCAACTAATCCCAAAAAGGTTGTTCCAATTTGCCTTGTAACAAATGTTAAATCCTTTTCTTTAAATTTAACCCCAGGTGAGGTAAATACAAAATCACTCATATTATTTCCTTTTTTTTATTGATTATAATTATTCTTTTCTATTCATTTTCACATAAATACTAAAAAAAACCTAAAAATATTTTTTTTTATTATATTTACATTCTTTTTTAACAACATCTATTTATCAAAAAGAATTAAATTAACCAATGAATAAATCACAAAAAATTAAAATAAACCTATCTGAACCAAATTTAAATCAACATGTTAAAATTAAATTAGAACAAGATGTTGATTTTTTGGAGTTTTTAACCTTACAATTAAAAACAAAAGATGCTTATAGGCACTTTAATTCTGATTATGGTATTTTGGTTGGCAGGGTCATTGCCAATAACGGTATTGGTGTTCCAAACGCAAAAGTTTCTATATTTATCCCATTAGATGAAGAAGATGAGTTGAATGATGATATTAGATCAATTTATCCATATAAAACACCAAGAGATAAAGACATTAACAGAAAACGATATAATTTGTTACCAAGAGTTGCTGAGTATGATGATTTAAGTGGAACATATAAACCAAAACAACCCTTTGGTTCATTTCCAATAAAACCAGAGATAATCACCAATAGAAATTTTTTAAACGTCTATAGAAAATATTATAAATTTACAACAACCACAAATGAATTTGGTGATTACATGATTTTTGGTGCACCCATTGGATTATACACGGTTCATATGAGTGTTGATATAACCGATATTGGTAAATATAGCATGAGACCTGCTTTAATGGTAAATAATTTAGGTTATCCTGAAGCACATTTTATTGATGGAAACACAAAAATAAAACCAAGTGATGATTTGGATGATTTACCACATATTGAAACACAAGAAATTGACGTTGATATAAAACCGTTTTGGGGAGATACTGAAAACTTCCAAATAGGAATAACTAGAGCAGATTTTAGAATTAGAGCAGAATTAATAAACACTTTTCTTGTTTTTGGAAACATAATTACTGATCACGAAAAAACGTCATGGGGTATACCACGACAAATTGCCCAAGAAGATGGGGAAACAGAAATTAACGATTACATTAAGAAATTATATGGAATTTATACGGATGTTGATGAACCAGACGATTTATATGACTTAATTGGAATTGGGAATAAAAAGGAAACCCCAATTAAGTGTAGTGTTTTTTCGTATAAAAATACTGTAAGCGAAAATGATGTTTTAAGTAACTATGAAAACATCAATTCAAATGACATTGAAGAAATCACTAATCGGGGATATTTAATTGAAAAAGATGATAATGGTAATTTTGTTTGTGAGGTGGTGTGTAATAGAAGAAAGATTATTTTTGACAACGAGGGGAATGAAATAGTTGTTAGTAATGATTATCCTGGTGGTATATTTACTAGGTTTCGTGGCTTTTTTATATTTGAACCAATTGATGACGATTTTAGTTATCTTATAAGCGGATTAACATATAAAGCAAGAATTAAAACAAGAATAAAAATACCACAAAAAACCATTACACCTGAAAGTGGTACGTGGGGGGGTAACCCATATGGATCATTTGGATTTACCAGTTCTGATTTACATGAAGATAAATTAGAAAATTGGTTTAAACAAAGTAAATTATTTGAGGCTGGAAAAATATATGGTGTTTCAAAATTTAATGGTATTGTAAGAAATAATTATGGGGTTGATATGGGTTCTATCTCCGAACCACAAAATGAAACCGAGTTTGGTTTTTTTGAATCAATGGGTGGAACACCAACAGATCAGGTGAATAATATTCTTAGTTTTGGGGGAAACATTGATGGGAGGCCAACACCAAATAATGTTGGAATCATTCAAACGAACGATATGAACGATGAGACAAATAATAATACATATTCATTTCCACATAATTACGAAAATCAAACCCGAAAGGTTTTTGGTGCAAATTGGTTAAATTTTTCGGTATATCTACCAAATATAACACATTTGGCACCAGGAGAAAGTTCACTACAAAATTTCTTAGTTAAAGGAATTTTAAATAACACCTTTTATTCCTCATATAGATGGTTTTATTATAACCCAATTCATGATGAAGAAAGAAATCCATTTGGTTTTAGAGATCAAAGGGAAAACCTCGTTCCTTTATATGAGAGTGGGAAAGAAATTGACATCGGAAGATTATTAAGGTGTGATTTACATTGGACAGATTTTGTTGAAACCCCGGTTAATGATATTAGAAATATGTTAAATCGGATGTATGATGGTGAATTGGGAAATGGTTTTACAAGTGAACAAATTGAATTAGTTGGAATCTATAGAAATGGTGAAAATGTTATTGATGATTCGGGTGATTTATTTTATAACGAACCCCCTTGTCCATTTAATGGTGGAAAAATACCAGGAGAAAACAACTCTGATTCCGAAACATACTTCTTCACAGGTAAAAATAATTGTTTGATATTTTTGGATAACTTGGGGATTTTATAATGGACTATAAAGAAAAAATACAATTAGGTGAAAAGAAAAACATTGATTCAGTCAATGTTGACAACTATTTAAAATTTGCATTAAATAGAAACACCAACATAATGACTGAATATGATCTTAGACATTTCATTGATGAGACGGAACTTTATGAAAGGGAAAGGGAAAAAAATAATAAATATCGTTTTTATGGTACAATTGAATTTTTATCTCTTTTAGATGGAATTGACTTGGATGTTGAACATTTAAGTATTTCAGATATTTTTATAAAAAAGGAAATGGATGTTGATAACCCGTTAAATCTTTTAGATGTCTTTGATTTTTACTTGGTTATACCCAATAACCAATACAAGGGTTTTGATTTTCCAGGTTTTGATTGGCATGAATATTTACAAACACATAAAGTAATTGCAACACCTGATATGTTTAACATTATGAATGCGGGGTATTCCACCAACGTTTATAGGGACAATAGGTATTATTTTGATTTTAATGTTGTTTTTGATAATGATCAAAATATTGTAGATGGTTTAGGTTTTCCCATTACAGAGGTTTATTTATTTATAATGTATGGGGGTGTCAATGAATTATCCAACGAAGAGGTTATTTTTAAGGTTTGGGATTATGATATTGGTGAGGGGGTTGAAAAACCATTAAACATTAATAATAATTGGGGGGTTGGTGATATATTATATGATGAAGATTCAAACCAAAATATTGGATCTTTTTTAGTTCATAACAAACCAGAATATAAATGGTGGATTGAGGACGAACAAAAATTTAAAATTAAACATTTAATTGAAGAGGGTGAATTGCAATGGTATTATAAACCATTTATACCAATTAAATTAAAACAATATTCAAATAATTTAATTAAAGTTAATGAGGATAATACATCATATGATAAAAAAGAATCAATTCCGAATTATGCACATAAACTAGATAATGGTAATTATGTTTGGAGAGAAATTATTCCTGATGGTGAAATTGATCCTGTTACGGGTTTGGGTGTTGATTTCCCATTTGTAAACAACAAAAAATATGTTTTTGAAAATATCATAATTCCAATACAACCCGATTTGGATCATCAAGGAACATCTGAAATTTTTGATAAAATTAAATTTGGTGATAGTGATGTTATAACAAAAAGACCAAATAATGAAAACATAAGTAACATTGGAAAACCATGCTAAAAAAAGAGAAACTATTATTTAATAATCAAGATAAGAAAATAAAAATTTTGCTATCAAATACCTCTCAGGGTTATGGCGAGGATCAAGAAATTGATGGTTTTGTTGATGTTGAAGTAGAAAAATCAATAAACCCTGCGGTGGATGAAGAAGTGACTAGATTTAGATTTAGTAAAAGTATACAAGAAGATTACGGTGTATTATTTAATATGAATTTTTAT